AAGCCAGAGAACGCTATAGTTTTGGCTTTAGTGACTGGCGTGGTATTTTCGGCTCTCCTGGAGCTGCGTAATATCGCAAGACAAAGGGGCACTAGTTGCCCCTTTTCTTTTTCTCCTGTATAAAGCTTCTATCCCTGACAGGTGCATCCCGTACCTGACACTAGCCAAGACAGGAGATACACATGGCTAATACGACATTTGACGGTGCAGTCCGCTCAAAAAACGGTTTTAAAGTAATTTCTGAAAATGCGACTACAGGCGCTATTACAGACGTTGCAACGATTGCCTCTACAGGAATTGTTACTAATAAGTACGTCAAGCACGTGGGTTTCGCTACAGGCGTAACGGTTAACACTACAGCTGGCGACAGCCCCGCTATTGGTGAGTTTACGCAACCTGCAAATACCATTATCACGGACATTAAAATCTTTTGTGATACTTCTCCTGTTATTGGAACAGGTGATATTGGTTATGAGGTTGGAACCTCTAGCTCTGGCGCACAAATTGTAGCGGCGGTAACTGATGAGATTCTTGATGGTGGTACAACTGTTGTTGAACACAATGTAACTTTGACTACTTTAGTTGTTCAGACTCAAAGCGGCACCACTGCTCCTGCATCTGTTCAATACACAGATGCTGAAAGAACAATTTACTGCAACATCACTAACACTGTTGATGCGACTACCGCAGGTTCTTTTACGTTCATTATTGAGTACGTTCAGATCGCGTAATAGGAGACAGTTATGGCTGATGCAGTAACTTCAACAACTATCTCTGATGGTGCGTATAAAGCAGTAATACAATTAACGAATTTAAGTGACGGCACTGGTGAAGATGCTGTTAACAAAATAGATGTTAGTGGATTAACTGCTCGAGAAGATGGGACTGCTTGTAGTAGTGTGCTTATCGAAAAGGTAAGCCATTCTATTATTGGCTTTACGCAAGTACAGCTTTTGTTTGATGCAACCGCAAATACAATAGCGTTAGGATTAGCGCAAGACAGTAACGGTCACATGGATTTTAGCGATTTCGGTGGTCTTAAAAATACCGCTGGCAGTGGTAAAACTGGTGACATATTACTGACTACAATAGGTGCTTCTTCTAATGATAGTTATGTAATTGTCTTAGAACTCATCAAGAAGTATGGCTAATGGCTACATCAGGTACACGAACTTTTACTTTAACCGCAGCAGATGCGATTGAAGAAGCCTACGAACTTGCTGGGCTAGAGTATCGTACAGGATACGACGGTGTAACCGCTCGTCGGTCGATGAATATCATGTTCGCCGATTGGTCAAACCGTGGTGTTCAACTTTGGGAAGTAGAGCAGGTATCCCTTGATTTAGTTCAAGGGACTACTTCTTATTCTCTTAATCAATATGACATTGATATTTTAGATGCGGTTATTAGACGAACAGTCAATAGCACGCAGACAGACTTTCAAGTAGATCGTATTGAAAGAGGAGAGTATTTAGATATACCTAATAAAAATACTCAAGCAAGACCTACTCAATATTATTTAGAGAGAACGGTTACTCCGAAGTTGTTCGTTTGGCCAGCTCCTGAAAACTCTACAGATAAGTTTGTCTCGTATAGATGGAAACGTATTCAAGATATTTCTGGGTCTGTAGACGATGTAGATCTTCCTAGTAGGTTTCTACCTTGTTTAGTAACAGGATTAGCTTTTAATTTAGCGTTGAAAAAGAACCCTGATAAAGCAGGGTTGTTACAACCTTTATATGAACAAAACTTAGTTAATGCGATACGGTACGACACTAGCGACGCTTTTCAGTTAGTGCCTAGACGGACGTATGTCTAATGGCTTTTGCTCTAGGTAAACATTCTTACGGTGTTTGTGACCGTTGTGGATTTAGAGCTAGGTATTTAGATCTGCGTATGGAGTGGACAGGGTTTAAAGTTTGCTCAGAGTGTTTTGAACCTAAACACCCTCAATTAGAACCACCTAGACAAGCGACTGATCCAGAAGCCTTAAGACAAGCTCGACCAGAAGTATCTTTACCACAATCTCAGCTTGGGGTAGTTAGAACGACTGGGCCTAGTAATACCACGGATAGCGGAGTTAATGTCGGAGGACAACCTCTATCTATTGTAGATCCGATTGGAACTAAATTTGACGGAGTATCTGGTACAGGTGAAATAGGCACTGTTACGGTAACGACATCATGAGTTTTACATTAGCTACTTTAAAATCTACTGTTCAAGATTATTGCGAAACTGCGGAAACAACTTTCGTTGCAGACTTAGACACGTTTATAAAAGAGTCTGAAGAAAGAATTCTTAAGAACGTTGAGCTTCCTGTTTTTAGAAAAAATGTAACAGGTTCTGCAGCTAGTAGTAATACATATCTAAGCACACCAACTGATTTCTTAGCGCCATATAGCTTGGCTGTAATTTCTAGTAGCGTTTACAGTTATCTGTTGTTTAAGCATGTTAGTTTTATTAGAGATTTTACCCCGAATCCTGCAACTACAGGAACTCCAAAGTATTATGCTCTTTTTGATGATAATACTTTTATGTTGGCTCCAACACCAGATCAAAATTATTCTTTCGAGTTACATTATAAATATCGCCCAGCTTCCTTAACAACTACTTCGGGAACAGATACGACATGGTTGTCTTTAAATGCCCCTGACGCTCTTTTGTATGGGACATTAGTAGAAGCAGCTACTTTCTTAAAAGTGCCTGAGGAAGTTGCTCAATATGAACAAAGGTTCGTACAAGCAATTAACAGCTTAAAGAATCTAGGGCAAGGCTACGGTTCAAGAGACGAATATCGTTATGATATTGCTAAAGGATAAATAGTATGTTGGTCGGTGCTTCTACTATGGAAGTTGGTAACGTATTAGTTACAACAACTAAAAATAAAGGACACTCTGTAGAGTTTTGGGCTGAGTCGGCTGCTAACAAGATTGTCAGTGTTGGAGGAAATTGTCATCCTTTAATAGCTCAACAAGCAGAAGCATTTAAAGAGGATGTTAAAAATGTGGTTGCTTTTTATTTAGCTGAAGCAGTAAAAAGTGACAGAACTACTCTAATTGCTGAATTAGAAAACCAAGGCCATAAAGATATGGCTGACATATTAAGGAGACTGTAATGGCTATTACGACCGCAATGTGTACAACTTTTAAAAAAGAGATTTTAGAAGCTGTTCATAATTTTAAAAACACAGGGGGCAGTACATTTAATCTTGCTCTATATACGAGTTCTGCCTCTTTAGGAGCCAGCACTACAGCGTACACTACTTCCAACGAAGTATCTGGTACTGGGTACACTGCCAAAGGAGCAGCTCTAACTCGTGTAGACCCCAGTAATTCTGGAACAACTGCTTTGACAGATTTTTCTGATCTAACCTTTTCTAGCAGTTCAATCACAGCACGGGGTTGTTTAATTTTTAATGACTCAGCTAGTGGTGACCCAGCAGTATGTGCTTTGGATTTTGGTGGAGATAAAACTTCTAGCTCTGGAGATTTTACTGTTCAGTTCCCAACTGCTGATGCTTCTAACGCGATTATTCGCATCGCATAGGATCTAACGTGTGGCGAATGTTACTGGCTGGGGTAGAGGCACTTGGGGCCAAGGCACATGGGGCGAACCAATACCTGTCGAAGTTACAGGCGTTTCGGCCACAGGTGCGGTTGGCTCTGTCACAGTCTCGGCAGATGCTAACGTCGCGGTTACAGGTGTTGCAGGAACAGGTTCAGTTGGGTCTGTCACAGTCTCGGCAGATGCTAACGTCTCTACTACAGGTGTTTCGGCAACAGGGTCAGTCGGTTCGGTCACGGTTTCAGCGGATGCGAACGTCAGTGTCACAGGCGTTTCCGGCACAGGTAGTGTTGGTTCTGTCACCGTCAGTGGATCCGCAAACACTTCTGTCACAGGAGTTTCAGGAACGGGTTCGGTCGGCTCCGTCACTATCGTCGAAGGTACGGGCGTCGATGTCTCGGTTACTGGCGTCAGCGGTACGAGTGCTGTCGGAACGGTTACTGTATCCAGTGATGCGAACGCTAGTGTTACTGGTGTTTCTGGTACTGGATCCGTTGGCTCGGTTACGATCGCGGTTGGAATTGTTGCTACCCCAACAGGTGTTAGCGGCACAGGGGCTGTCGGAACGGTTACGGTTACTGGCTCAGCACTTGTCACCCCGACAGGAGTCGAAGGAACAGCAGAAACAAAACAAGTCACAGTTTGGGGAATGGTAGATGATTCTCAAACACCGAATTGGAGTAATATTACAGACAGTCAAACACCTAGTTGGTCTGTAGTATCAGATAGTCAAACCCCTGATTGGGAAGAGGTAGCTTAACATGGCAACTTATGTAAACGATTTACGCTTAAAAGAGATCGCCACAGGTGACGAATCAGGTACGTGGGGCACGAGTACAAATACTAACCTGGAATTAATTGCAGAGGCATTTAGTTTTGGCACGGAAGCTATTACGACTAATGCGGATACTCATACTACTACTATTGCCGATGGCAGCACTGATCCTGGCAGGAGTATATTTCTTAAATACACTGGAACTCTTGACAGCGCTTGCACTATCACTATAGGCCCGAATACCGTCTCCAAGCTGTGGCTCATAGAGAATGCCACTAGCGGATCACAAACGATCATTATTAAGCAAGGCAGTGGGGCTACGATTACAGTCCCGAATGGCCAGACGAAGGCCATCTACTCTGATGGTGCTGGCTCTGGCGGTGCGATGGTTGACGCTTTTCAAGACCTGTCGATCCCTGATCTGTTCATTGACGATGACCTGACGTTTACCTCTGACAGCGCCGTTATCACATTCGGTGCCGATGGCGATACCACCCTCACGCACACAGACGGATCTGGCCTAACGCTGAACTCTACGAATAAGATCATGTTCAATGACGCGAGCCAGTTTATCCAAGGCTCGTCTGCTACGGTCTTGTCGCTTGGTGCGACAGATGAGATAGATCTGACCGCAACTGCCATTGATGTGAATGGCACACTTGATGTGAGCGGCACCACTGCATTCGGCGCGGCTGTTACGATCACAGAGACGGGTACAGGTTCATCAGCAGGGCCGTTTCTCAATCTGCATAGAGACTCATCATCACCAGCAGATAGCGACTTGATTGGGATTATTCAATTTCAAGGCGAGGATGACGGAAGTAACGTCACTGCTTACGGCACCATTGCAGGCAAAATAGCTGATGTTAGTGGGGGAACGGAAGACGGCGTTCTTTTATTTAACGTCATTGCCGCAGGCTCTTCTTTGGATGCCCTCACGCTTTCGCACAATGAGGCCGTGTTCAACAATGGCAGTGCCGATTATGACTTCCGTGTTGAGTCTGATGGCAGTACGCATATGCTGTTTGTGGATGCGGGGAATAACCGAGTAGCTATAGGCGAGGCGTCTCCAGACACCATGCTCCATGCGACAACAAGCTCCAGCACAGAAGGATTTAAAATAGAATCCACCGCAGCAGGAGCGACGGCGGGGCCATTTCTAAAACTTGACCGCAATTCTTCAAGTCCGGCTGACGATGATGGCCTTGGTTATCTGGATTTTGATGGTCGAAATAGTGCGGGAGAAACCCTTACTTATACGACTTTTAGGGCCACTTTAGAGGATGAAGCGGATGGCTCTGAAGATGGCGGATTCTTTCTGAGCACAAAGGTAGCCGGGACTACTCGTAGCCGTATATCTGGCAACGGCACCGAAACTGTGTTCAACCAAGATAGTGTTGACCTCGACTTCCGTGTCGAGTCTGACGGCAACACGCATATGCTGTTTGTGGATGCGGCGAATGATCGCGTAGGTGTTGGTGTTTCAGCTCCTCAATCGAATTTGCAAGTTCTGGGTACTCTCAAGGTCGCCACTGGAAATGATCTAGGCATTTTAGGTTTAGGCGAGGCGAGCGGCACGACAGTCAACGCTGGGATATTCAGGGGCGCTGCAAACAATCCGACCAGCGGCGGGAACTTTCTGAATCTAGGTGGCTATGACGGTATCGTATTTGCTGCTTCTAACGCTGCTATAGGCTCACAAACAGAACGCATGCGCATCGACTCAAGCGGCAACTTGCTTGTGGGTAAGACTACAGCGGCTTTTGGAACAGCAGGTGTTGAACTAAAACCTTCGGGTGAAAGTTATGTAACACGAGCGAGTGATACACCACTGTATGTACGAAGAAACACTGATGATGGAGATATTGTTCAGTTTTGGAAAGACGCCGCAGAAGCCGGTAGTATTGGTACTAATGGGGGTTTTATTTATATAGAACCACAATCTTCGGGTAATGGTCTTACATTTCTGAACACGTCAGTGTCCCCGTGCACAAGCAGCGGAGGGGTTTCCGATAACTTTGTAGACCTTGGTACATCATCACGCCGCTTCAAAGACCTTTACCTGTCAAGCGGTGTTGTAGCAAGTGCATCTTCTGGCAACTCAGCCCACACATTTACAGCCACAGCAAACAATACTCGTGCAATACTTACGACCAGTGCAAAAACAAGTGGCGGCGTGGCAGTAGAAGGTAATTTTGGTTCTTTTGGAGATGCAAGCAAGGTAGACATAGGAACATTAAGCAATCACACCACAGCATTTCTTACTAACAACACAGAGCGCATGCGTATCGACACTAGCGGCAACGTAGGCATAGGCGTTACATCAATAGATGCAAAATTGAAAGTACAAGCCGCCGATGGAAATACAACTTTTAATTGTTTTAACGCAGGATCAGGCTCACAAACATATATTGCTTTTAATGTTAGCGGCGGCGGTACTTCAACAGGATCAATCACGACAAATGGCTCAACAACAGCTTACAACACCTCCTCCGACGCTCGCCTCAAAGACAACATCGTAGACGCATCTTCTGCTTCTGACGACATTGACGCTATCCAAGTACGTTCGTTTGACTGGAAGGCTGACG